CGCGGCGTAGATTGTGAGCTGAGTCGAGGAATCAGCGGCGTCTGCGGCCATTTTCTTCCCGGCGGTCTTCAGATCCACGATGCGCCCTAACTCGTCTCGCAGGTCAGTGACCGCTAAAAGGTCATGGCTTGCTGACGGGAAAAGAATGCGCGTCGTGTGCTCCACTACGGTCGGCTGATAGTCCGGCGCCTGCTCTTTGGCGTAGACCTCCGCAAGCTGCACCGCCTTGTCCTTGGCTTCACCGAGCACCTTAGCCGCGCCTACACTTTCCTCCTCCTGGTTGAGCGCATAGCCCCCGGCAAGCTCGGCATCAAACGCAGTAGCCGCAGCATCGATAATGTCGGTGGCTTTTAAGTCAACCCGGCTCTCTATTTTCTGCCGGAAGTTTGTTTCTGTTCCGAAGTGGAACGCCTTCCCGAGTATGAGCGCCACCCCGGGGGGCAGCGACTCTTTCTCCATGTAGCGGCGTCGATACTGTTCGGGGCAGCGCCAGAACATTTCTAACTGCGTTGCGGATAGGTGAGGTTTTTGATTGTTCATGCTACCCCCTTAACCATTTTGGCTAGCCGGGCAATTTCAACCCATGCTGACTCGATCGTTGGATAGCTCGCCTTAATCAGCTCGAATAATGCGGCGTCTTTGATTTTTCTCTGCGCTGCTTTCTCTGCCGCTTCCTTAGCGAGCCTTTCCGCCTCAAGTCTCTTGACTGCTTCCGCCTCGGCTGTGGCGCGCTCTTGCGCGGCTTTACGTTCAGCAGCTTCTTTTTCTGCCTGCGCCTTGCGTTCCGCCTCACGAACGGCGGCAAGTTGCTGCTCGCGTTGGCGCTGGCAATAGGCCAGCGCATGGGCAAACTCTTCATCGGTTAATGTGCGAACAGCTTCAACGTCATACTTCGCATAGCCCTCCTGTAAAGCGCTCAGCCTCGCCTGTAGTTTGTCCGCCGCTTGCCGCTCTGCCTCCAAACGCAACCGCTCTTTCTCTTTGTCGATCGCGGCCTCTAAATGCCGCCGTAAAATAATCGTTGCTATTGTCTGGTTCTCCTGACGCGCCAAGCCTTCGGCCAAATCGAGGATGGATATTTGCTCTCCGGCCGGCAGAGCTTTGAGCGAGGCGAAAACGTCCGGCTCTAGATAGCTCTGCCAGTGCGGATCGTAGTGTTCGCGGTAAGTGATGAGGTTTGCGCTCATAACCCGTTCCTCCCGTAGTCGTAGTAGCGGGCCAATTCCGAGCGATCGTCCTGATCGGCGAGATAGTCAGCGTGACACTCAGTGCAAAGCGTGACGTGGTCCAGCTCGTGATAAGTGCTGGTCAAGCGCTCGCACCCGTCGCAGCGGCGTTGCTCATCGTGCGAGCGAAGTATATGCACTACCTCAGCGTAGAGATCCGGCGTGGGGCGGGTTAGTAGGGTATTGAGTAGGTCGAGATATAACTGCTCGTTATGGCGGCATCGGCACTGAGCAGACGAGAGCATATCGACCATATGCTCAATTCGGTTTTCGTCGGGGTTTTTAAGCAGGTTTAGAAAAGGGGTATTCACTGATTTAGCCTCCGTTAAGGGTTAAATCAGCTCCACGTTCGACTGCTTGACTGATAAGAAACCGATTCAGACAAGCAATAAATTTGAACGCAGAACTGATGTCTACAAGTCCAAGTCTACACGCCGTTTTTCGCGTTGTACAGTTGTTTTTACACTCGCAAGGAACTTTTTTCGCTGAGTTATGGCAGGTAAACACTCAGCAATCCGATGTTGTAAATGATTTCGCGCAGTTAATTCACCTTCCACGTCGAAAAAAATTAGTTTAAAATTTGCCGAAAAGATTGGTTTAGCCCGCTTAAACCGGGCTTAAAAAGCTGAGATGCACCGTAGGAATTGTAACTGTTTGAAATTGCTAGGGGCGATGCGATGAAAATGAAATCGGGTGTCACGAAGGGCTACGGCGATTGATAGGACAACAACGAGGGGCAGAAACGCGGTCGTTTCAGTCCTAGGCTAAGCCATACTGATCTCGGCTAGATCGGGTTGATTGAACACTAGTCTCCCAGGCTGGATCGGGGATAGAAAGGCTGGCTGGCGAGGCAATGCGGCCACGGACGGGCATGATTTAGATCCCGCCCGAAACGTAAGGGTGGGGATTATGGAAAAAGACTAGGTTTCCTTTTCCGACTTCGGCCATCGTTTTTTTCTCGCCTCGTCAAGCCGCTGCTTCCTCCGCTCTAATTCCTCCCGCGTGTAGGAGTGCCGGGCAAACTTTTTTGGCTTGCCTTTTGCGAGTTTGCCGAGCGCTACCGCTGCCGGGTTTTTTTCGTTAGTCATCGGATTTCATCCCAATCGCGGCTACCGCGGCGTTTCCACAGTATAAAACCGGGTCGGTTAGTGCGTCCTTCGTCGTCTCGTTCCGCAGCATCCCGGGCATCCCCGAGTGAAGGGTACGTCCAGGACGGAAAGTCGACTGGGAGACGTTCGGCATCTGTGTTTATGGTGTATGTGTAAGTACTCATTTTGCCTCCAAAATTCGCGGCCCCTGCCGCTCTAGCCTACCGCCCGCAGGCGGCAGGTAGAACGTCATGGTTGTTACCGCTGCCGATCCCACGTCTCTGCATCCGTGACCGTGTCAAACTCGATCCAACATATGCCATCCTCTCCGTTGCTAACTTCGCGGACGATGCCAGTTGTGCTCAGTTGTTCGGCCTGCTCTTGCGTCATGTCGTCGCTGTTTTGCAAAATTCGTTGTGCCATCTCTCGCCTCCGTTTTTTGTTTGTCTCGACTACCTAGCCAATATAGCATACAAACGCTTTTACCTGTCGTAGGTTTTACCCGTAATTTGAGATTGGTAGTGATTGCGAGGGGTTAGCGCGTGAAAAAATCTCAACGTGCATTGACATAAGTCGCCTCCGTGCCGGTTTGGGACGGTCACCCATGCTAACTGCCCGGAATCACTCAACACCGATTTGCAAACGTGCGGGTATGGCCTGAGGGCCTCGTCATCTGTGGATAAATACTAAGATCTAAGATCTAGATAGAGAGATAGATAGAGTGAACCATAGTGGTTACCCACCCGCTTACCTATCGGGTTACCTATCGGGTTACCATGTAGGTTACCTGCCATACGGTCTGTTACAAAATTCCGCTGTACTATCGGTATGGGGTATGTATATCCTACAGACATGCTCACAGGCAGTAAGCGTCCCGACGGTAGTGCGCGTTTGTTTCGACATCCGGTGTTTAGCCGGTTAGCTGATCTATTCCCTGCCGAAAAATTGTTAATGCTCGCAGTGCTCAATCGAGCGCTGCTCGATGCGGAGTCTCGTAATGCTCGCGCTAGGGTCGATGCCCAAACATGGTTGCACGATTACGAGTGCCGCGGTGATGCGGGGTGGACTTGCGCAGAGGTGTGCGGCCATCTCGGGCTGGATCTGGAGGATGTTGTAAATGCTCGGCGGCGCGCGCAGAATTAAATGATGGCAGGTGCAACGCGCGGAGCGATGAGTGATTACGATAGAGAGCAGGCGGGATTGCCGCCAGCGCAGCAGCGCGGGCTACACAAACGAGGCGAGGGGCGCGCGCTCAAAACACCGTCGCGGCAGGCATTGCAAGCGGCGCTAATTGCCGCGGTCACACTTGATGACATTAAGCGCATCGCGATTACGCTCAAACAGCAAGCGTTTGCCGGTGACCTTGGCGCAATCCGCGAGTTGTTAGATCGGCTAATTGGCAAAGCTCAGCAGGCGATTGAGCTTTCCGGCGCTGATAGTTCTCCACTTGTGCCGGTGATTAATCTTACAATTGCGAAGAAGTCAGATGCCTAAGAGTGAGCCTTGCGAGGGGATTAGGAGTTGACATCGAGATAGCCGCCAAGGAAGGCGATGCGGACCGCGGAGATAGATCTTAGCCTTCATCCCAAGCAGTCGTTAGCCCTCTACAGCGATGCAACTGAAATCCTATACGGCGGCGCAGCAGGTGGAGGAAAATCACACCTAACCCGCGTCGCCTCAATCATCTGGTGCACGGAGATACCTAATCTCCAAGTTTATATTTTCCGCAGACATTTTGATGACGTAATTAAAAACCACATGGAGGGCGAAACGGGTTTTCGCTCAATGCTTCAGCCGTGGGTTGACGTAGGCTTAGTCCAGATCACGGAAACCGAAGTCCGCTTTAAGTTCAATGGCTCTAAAATCTACCTCTGCCACTGCCAATTCGACGCCGACCGTTGGAAGTATTCAGGGTATGAGATGCACGTGCTTTGGTTTGAAGAGGGCGTGCAATTCTCAGAGACGGTTATCCGTTTCCTCCGGCACCGGGTGCGGATGCCCGTGCAAATGAAAGACCGTTTGCCGGCAAAGTATCAGGGTAAGTTCCCCCGCATTGGCATCACCACAAACCCTGTAGGCGGCCACGGACGGGATTATCTAAAGAGCGCCTTTATCGATCCACGCTTACCGCTGGCAATCGAGAAAATGGCAAAGAAGGATGGCGGGTTTAAACGGCAGTTCATACCGGCCTACCTTGACGACAATCCAAGCCTAGACCCGGAGGAATACGCCGGGGCATTGATGGGCCTTGGCACAGAAGAGCTGGTAAAAGCCATGCTCGATGGTGACTGGTCGGCTGTGCTTGGCGCTTACTTCTCAAACTGGGGCGACTGGGCAAAGCGCGGCGGCATCTGTGAGCCGTTCACGCTCCCGCCTACCTGGACGCTCTACCGCTCGTTTGACTGGGGCAGTGCTCGCCCGTTTAGCGTTGGTTGGTGGGCAATGTCCAACGGAGAGCAGCCACGCAATGGACCGTATGTCCCGGCTAATGCGCTTGTCCGGTATCGAGAGTGGTATGGAGCCCGAGCGCCGAACGAGGGCCTGGAGATGCAGCCCGTAGATGTGGCTCGCGGGATACTATCGCGTCAGATGTCCGGGGAGGATAGGCGTATCGTTCGCACCCATGCTGACCCGGCTTGCTTCGACACTGATTTCGGGCCGACTGTATCCGAGGAGATGCGCAAGGGCGGGGTGGTGCTCTCGCCTTCTGATAACTCGCGCAATGCGGGCTGGCTACAGATTAAGAACCGCATGGACGGGATGGACGATAGGCCGATGGTGTATGTGTTCAACCACTGCCGGGACTGCATCCGCACGATGCCCGGACTTATGCGCGATGAGGCGGATTGGGAAGACATCGACACGAAGCAGGAAGACCACATTGCGGATGAATTTAGGTATCTTTGCATGGCGCGGCCTTGGTCTAAGCCTGTGCCTAAACGCCAGCCCATGCGCGGCCTACAGCAAGCGACCTACGCGGAGATCCTTGCGCTTAATGACAGAGAGGCGAAGCAGCGGTATAAGCCGGTTAGCCGTTTCCGCTAACTTGTAAATGCTCCCCCGTAGTCGTATCCTATAAGGGATCTCCATAATTCGTTCGTAGCCGGGGGCTTGGCTCCAAACTCGCCCCCGGCATTTTTAGGCCAAGGATGGCAAGCGAAGAAGCAGAAAAATCATCTGCCGTTGAGTCCGAAAAGGACTTCGATAGCCCCTACACCATGTGGCAAACCACGATCCGCCTGGCCAGAAAAGGCCGGGAAAAGTGGGAAAAGACCGCCGAAAAGCTAACCCGCATCTACTCTGCGCACGGGGCAGGCGAACATGAAAGGCTGGTCGACAACAAGCAGCCGTTTCACATTTTCCATTCAAATGTCCAGACGCTTCAGCCAGCAGTCTATATGCAGCCGCCTAAGCCGGTGGTCGAGCGGCGCTTCAAAGATGCTGACCCGGTGGGCCGGGTGGCAAGCCAGGCGCTTGAGCGGGCACTGCAAACAAGTCTGGAGCAGGATGACTTTGACCCGGCAATGGAGATGGCCTGTGATGATTGGCTTATCCGCGGCATGGGGCAGTGTCGTGAGGTGTTCAAGGGTGTGATTGGTTCGCGGGAGGACAGCCAAGGCACATTTGATGATGTTCTGGCCGGCAGCTCGCGGACAAACTGGGTGCACTTCAAGGATTTTCTCTATCCTAACGTCCGGGCGTGGGAAGATATCGTCGGCAAGCGGTGGGTCGGCTTCCAGGCGCTCATGACTAGAGACGAGCTAGACGAGCGGTTTAAGGGCAAAGCCAAGTTAGTCACTCTCGACGCAACATCTGAGGATGTGAACAACGACGAGCACGCCCGCGATAAGGAACCTTTCAAACAGGCAACAATCTACGAAATCTGGGACGCTAAGAGCCGCAAAGTCTACTGGCTCCCCAAGCAGCAGACAGGGACGGACTTTCTCGACGTGGAGGATGACCCGCTTGGCCTCGAAAACTTTTTCCCTTGTCCGCGGCCACTAATGGCAACGCTCGACAACGAAACACTTTATCCGACAGCCGATTACATATTTTACTCCGATCTTGCTGAGAGGTTAAACCTCATAAGCGCAAAGATCGAGTGCCTAACCGAGGCTCTAAAGGTGGCCGGATGCTACGACGCAAGCTGCGAGGAGGTGGCGAAATTGCTCGACTCCGCAGCCGAGAATGAGCTTATCGCGGTCAAAAATTGGCCGATGCTGATGGATAAGGGTGGGCTTCAAGGTGTCATCGTATGGATGCCGCTGAAAGAGATTATCGTCACCCTCGAGCAGCTCTACCTTGCTGAGGATCGAACGCTCGAGCGGACCTTTACGCAGTCGGGCGTTAGCGAGGTGATGCGTGGCCAGGGTGACCCGCGGGCGACAGCGACTCAGCGGAATCAGGAGATGCGGTTTGCGAGCGGCAGACTCAAGCGCAAGCGGAAGCAAATTGACCGCTTCGCCCGTGACTTGCTCCGCATAAAGGCCGAAATCCTCTGCGAAAAGCTTCCACCGCAGGCGTTTGCCATGCTTGCGGCGGCAGACCAAATGCCGGAGAAGGACCGCGAGCTTTTGCCCCAAGCGATAGAGCTACTCAAGAACGACAAGCTCCGCTCCTTCCGGGTGGATATCGAGACTGATTCGACAGTCGCTGAGGACCAGGCGGAGGAACGGGAGAGCTTGGGCCAGCTCTATACCGGCGCCACTAAACTGATGGAGACCGGGATTGCAGTTGGCCGGCAAGAGCCTGCAATGGTGCCTGTGCTCGGCGAAATGCTCAAGATGGGGGTCCGGCTCTACAAGCAAGGCCGACCGCTTGAAAGCGCGATAGACACGGCCCTAGACCAGATCAAGCAAAAAGTGCAAGGCGCAGGGCCAGAGAAGCCCGATCCTAAGCTCATCGAAGCGCAACAGAAGATGCAGTTTAAGCAGGTCGAACTCCAGCAGAAGCAGGCCGAGGCTCAGCAAAAGATCCAGATGGAGCAGCAAAAGCTCCAGGCCGAATACGAGCTGAAATACGCCGAGCTTCAAGCCGAGATGGATGTGAAGCTGAAAAAGATTGCGCTTGACGCCCAAGCCTCGGTGCAGCGGGAGCAGGTAAAGGGCGAGGCGACGCTCCAAGCACAGGCCCAAGCGGCGATGATGCAGTCGCCCGTGCTTGCAAATGCTCAGCCCTCAGGCAAATAATAAGTTATGCGGATACGATACCACACGGGTTACGACATCGACGGCAAATGGCAGTGCGTTGAGGAGGGAAAGCTCAAGATCCGCCTCTGGCCAACGCCTGAATCGGCAAAGATGGCCCGCGAGTCCGGACAGACCGCACCCATCCCGCAAGCAAACGATTCTCACTCAGTAATCCCGGACGATATGGAGCCGACGGTTCACCCGTGCGATGGGAAAACCTATACCTCCAAGGCGCGATTCCGCGAGGTTACGCGGCAGCACGACAAGATAGAAATTGGTAACGAGCGGGAAGCTTTCCTTAACCTCAAGCCCGAAGACAAGCGCCCGCCGATGTCGGAATCGATTAAGAAAGCCACGGAAATGCTCCACGCCATCGACGGTAAGTCCGACGGCGAACGCCGAGAGATACAGAAACGCTTCTACGGTGAGGCTTACGAAAGTTTGGCACACGAACTCGAAATAGAGGCCGCTTGCCGCGGAAGAAACGGCGAGTGCATGGAACTAAAAGATCGGTTGTTGGAGAAATACGGGGGGAGGTAGGTGGACGAAATCAGCACGGATGCGGAAAATGCCACGGATGGCGCATTTTCTAGCGAAAGCACAGCGGAGAGCGTAAGCACTGGCGTAGAGAGCACCGAAACTGCCACGCCTGAGCCTGAGTCGCGGCCTGTTTCTAGGCGGGCCGCCCTTTCCGCTGCCCTAAAAGGCGGGACGCCTAGCGCACCAGCCGCAAAACCAGTTTCAGACCAGCCCGGCGATAAGGGGATAGAAGCGGCATCGCCGCCCATCGAGCGCCCTAAGTCGTGGTCGAAGGAGGCCAGTGAGTCCTGGTCCTCGCTACCCCGAAACGTGCAAGAGCTTATCTTTAAGCGCGAATCGGAGCGAGAGAAGGACTACACCTCTAAAACGGAGCAATTAGCTAGAGAGCGTGAAGAGTTTGGACGGCAGCAAAGCTTGCCGGCTAGCCTTTACCGCACGCTTGAGCCGCACTTGCAGGATTTTCACCTTCGTGGCGTCGATCCTCATGCGTGGCTCAACGAGGTAATCGCTATCGACAAGATGGCTCGTCAGGACAAGGCAGCCGCCGCGAGGCATCTGCTTCAAGCCTGGAGGCTCACCCCGGCCCAACTCGCACAAGCACAGGCGCAAGGACAAAACCAAGCGTTTAACCCACAACTGCAACAAGTGCTTAACCCTGTCGTTCAGGAAGTCCAGCGATTAAAACAGCAACTTTCAGAGCGAGAGAAGGCGGAGATACAGGCGCGGCAACAAGGTATCAACCGGGAAGTGGAGGCGTTTAAGTCCGCAAAGGGCGAGAACGGCGAACCTCTCCGGCCACACTTTGAAACCGTGAGCGAGGACATGGCGGAATATGCAGAGCGGCTGTCGCAAGCCAACCCGCAGAAGTCGCTAGGCGAAGTGCTTCAGGAAGCCTACGACAGAGCAATCTGGGCCCATCCTGAAGTGCGTAAGCAAATCCTCGAAGCCGAGCAAAAGCAGAAGGAAGAACGCGAAAGGGAAGACGCGGCAAAACGTGTAGCGGACGCCAAGAAGGCGAGCACGTCCATTGTCGGCTCTCCCAACGGTAAGACCATCCCGACGGGCATGACTCGGCGGGAGCAAATTGCGGCCGAGATAGCAGCACGCGCATAAGTAAACCGTTTTTAAAGCCAAGGACGGCTCAAAATGGCATCACCTAACACAAGCGAAATCACAACTTCAACGTTGCGTAACCGGAGCAAGGATATCCAGGACGCGGCGCTGAACTCCATCGCTCTATTTGCAAAAGCAAAGGAGTATGGATTCTACAAGAAAATCTCGGGCGGTGAAGACATTGTTTTACCGCTCACCTATCAGCTGAATCAGACGGCAATGCGCTACAGCGGTTACGATCCTTTGGACGTAACGCCGCAGGATGTGCTCACTGCCGCTCACTACGCCTGGAAGCAGTATGCTGTTTCCGTCGTGGCGTCCGGCCTGGAAACAGACATCCAGAACACCGGGCCTGAGCAGTTGATTGACCTGCTCGATGTTCGGATGGGGAACGCCGAAGACTCGCTAATTGACCTGGTTGTTACCGACGCTTATGGCACCGGCACCACGACCAACGCGATTAACGGTCTGGGAAACCTTATCCCGGATGCACCGACGACTGGAACCGTGGGGAACATCTCCCGCGATACCTACTCCTGGTGGCAGTCATACAAGTATGCGGGCGTAGCTGATGGCGGCGTGGCAGTAAGCGCGACGAACATTCTTAGCTACTTCAACAAGGTCTACTTGGGCTGCACCCGCGGCAAAGAACGACCCCGGTTGATTGTCTGCGATAACACCTACTTCGGCTACTACTGGCAGGCTGCGCAAGCAATTCAGCGCCTGGCAGATGGCCCAACGGCGAAGATGGGCTTCAAGTCTCTGGCCTACCTGGGCGGGGACGCGGAAGTTATTTTCGACGGTGGCGTAGGCGGGCATGCGACGAGTTCACACGCCTGGTTTATCAACCCGAAGACCATCAAGCTTTGCTACGCGGCAAACAGAAACTTCGTCCCGCTCGATCCGAAGCGTTTCAGCATCAACCAGGATGCAAGCGTCTCTCTGCTCGCGTGGGCCGGAAACTTTGCCATTCACAATAGCAAGCTTAACGGCGTTTTAATTGCGTAAGGAGGACTAGGACAATGACACAAGCATGGTTCTCGATTGAGAACAGAGTGAACGCTCAGGACATCGCCGAGACCTCCGCAACTGCAAAGGTGCCGTTGGGAACTCGGGTGAAGGCTCGGCATACGACATACGGTGAGGGGGAGTTTATCTACCTGAAGGGCGTTGCCGATACGATTCTCGGCTCGGCGGCGCACTACAACGCAGACGACTTCTCCACCGCGCTGACTGTGGCTGATGCAATCGGGCCGATCGCAATCGCGATGTCGGCAAACGTCGCTGACCAATACGGCTGGTATCAGGTTCACGGCAAAAACCTGGCTACGGCCGTGGCAGCCGACGTGGCTGATAACGCTGACCTGTATCTCACGGCGACGCCGGGGATGCTCGACGATGCAGACGTAGCGGGCGATCACATTAATGGCATTAAAGCGGCATCGGCAAACGCTACCGGCGGGGCCTCAACTATTGAGACCGAACTTTGGTATCCGTTTACCACAAATGGCGCTGACGACTAACAACCAGGGGGCGTATGCCCCCTTCTTTTCTTTGTGAGGTGCGGGAATGTTGATGGATGACGCAACGGTTCAGCGGGGGATCGAGGAATATCTGCCGAAAAGGCCGCCCAAGTATCCTTGTTCGTTTCGTCCGGTTGAGGTGGAGCAATCCTTCTTGACCGAGCAGGCACGAGAGGCAGCGCGGGCGAAAGGCGAAAACCCGAAAGCGGTTGAGCCTGTCTATAAGACGGTGGACTTTATCCGTATCGAACTCCCTGGCGGTGACTGTTACGACGGACCTCCGACCGAGGACCATCTAGAGACATACGCGAAGGAATTTGACGCCTACAAGCGCGGTGAGGAGCTGATGGACGGCTTCCCGCTTCGTGAATGGGCGCGGATGCCTGAGCCGATGAAACTTCGTTGCCAGCTCTTAAACATCTTCACCATGGAACAGTTTTGCGAGTGCCCGGACACACTTCTTTCCCAAATCGGGCCGGAAGCGCGGCAGTATCGGGCGGATGCGCGGAAGTTCCTCGGCGGACAAGTAGTGCAGGCGAAGAAGGACAAGGAAGCTGAGCTTAAGCAGCAGCTAGAAGACCTCCAAGCCCAGATGAAAGAGCTTATCGCAGCCCAGAACGCCGGAAAGAAGGGGAAGGCCTCCTAGTAAGGATCGACGCAATGTCAAACGCACCATACCCCGCAAAGTTCTACATCAAGCTTGTCTCCTTCGCCCCGGCTTACCCGGATCGAATAGACAAGGTGGAATATTGCGAAATCGACTGCGGAGGAGGGTCAATTTTTAAAGGCCCGGTTACGGACGAGATAAGACAGAGCCACTACAAGCAATATCGCGCATGGCGCGAGTCTATCAAGGAAGAACCGGATCTACCGCTCGAGCCCGTTATTAAGCCTGTAAAAAAATCTCGAAAGAAGGAAAACTAAAATGAAACGCTTTTTAACAGTTGTTCTATTTACTCTGCTCGTTCCGCAACTCGCCTTTGCAACGGCTTGCGAAGACGCGCTAATGGGCGCGGGCGCTGCTCCTTTGCTGGCAAAGCAGATTTGCACGCTCTCCCCAGCAAATATCACGCTTACTGGCACTCTTACCGCTGAGCAGGTTACAAGCACCGATGACATGACCGTAACCGACGCGATTACCGCCGATGACTTCCTACCGGACACAAACGGCGGGGGCCATCTCGGTAGCACGGCGGCTCGGTTTGATTCGATGCATCTCGGTAACGCCACGGCAACCTTTAGCTGCGCTTACTCGACAAACACCATGCAATGCGGCTCGATTGCCGCTCATGACTGGCAGTTGTTAAGCCAAAACGCGGCGGTGCTGAATGTGGCGAGCACGGGCATAACCGTTCCCACGGCTAAGGTGCTGGCTGTCGATGTAGGCACTCTCGCTGCGGCGGGGACAGGCGTTGTTGCCGATGCGGCACAGATTGTCGATCAGACAACCTACATTTCTGCCTCCGACAACACCAAGGCTGTTAAGCTGCCTGCCGCGCCGGTTGTTGGCGCTGAGTATGACATCTTCAACACCGTGGCGTCGAAAAACCTGCCCGTGTTTCCGCTTCCAACAGGTGCGGCGATTAACGGCGGGACAGCCAACGCTTCGATAACCATCTACGGCAAAACCGGGCTGCGCTGCTCCTACTCAGCGGCAAACACCTGGCAATGCGGCACGTTGGGTGTTCCTGGCGTTAAGACGCTGTTTGTCCCGGCAGGAATTGGCCGCGCTGGCACAACCGCAGGATGGACAAACACCGGCACCAATATCAACGAGGCGACAATGGCCGCAGGCGGGACCGCGTCAACTTTCACCATTCCCATTACGGGCTTGGAAGTGGGCGATACCATCGAGTCCTACAAGGTCATTGGCCAGGTTGAGAGCGCAGGCGGCGCAGTAACGCTCGATGCGGACCTTCGAACGCTGACTAACGCAGCGGGCGATCCGGTCGATGCGAGCATTGGCGCGATAACTCAAGTGGCGGTAACGGCAGACACGGCGGTTGCCTCGGCCAAGACATTGGCCACGGCTTCACTCGTGGCGACAGGCACAAGCTACTACGTCCTTTTGACGGGCACCACGGCGGGCTCAACTGACGTGCGGCTTCTCGGTGTGGAAGTAGTTGTAAGGCGTGAAAACTAATTAACGGGGGCTTTTGCCCCCTCTTCTCAAGGATGAGAAACATGAGAAAGCTATTAGCGCTTGCGCTCACAGTCCTTTTCGCTTCAGTTGCTCAAGCGCAGGTGCATGGCGAAACGCGCACAATCTGCGTAACCCCGACCATTACCGACACCTACGCGATTAAAGACGCGATAGGAGCAACGCACACCCTGGCAAATGCCTTCAGTGGCTCGCACAGCGGCATCGTCCAAAGCGTGGTTCTGACCGACGTAGGCGACGAAGAAAAGCAGGTGGAGATTTGCTTTCTGAAGCAGACACTAGCTACCGAGCCAACGGATAGCGCAGCGTTTGACCTAGTTGACGCGGACTTGTCGAAGATTGCCGGGTGTCTCACAATCGCTGATTTTTCCTCGTTCAACGATAACGGCATAGGGCAAGCGACTAGTGCGGGGCTTCCGGTTGTAAGCACCGATACCTCTCTCCGCTTCCTGCTTATTGCGCGGGAAGCTCAGACTCTTGCGGCAAGTGCTCTTAAGGTTTGCGTCTCGATAATTGAGGACTAAGCGCATGAGGCGTTTCTTAGCTCTCGTCTTCCTGCTCTCGCTCTGCGGTCTCACCCCCGCACAGCGCGCAGTAGTCCTGTCCAATCCCTACTCCCAAGCCGCCTGCGACCGAGCAATCCGGGCGTCAAACCCGACAGCCTGGCTCGATGACTCCGCGGGCCAAACCCTAACCGCGCAGATGGGTGCAAGCGCCTGGGCCTCCCGCGTCGGCTCAATTTCGTTCGCGCAGGCTACGGCGGCGCAGCAATTCACGCGGACCCGGGCGGATTCGCGGGAGAATAGGGTTCTTTATTCCGAGGATCTGAGCCAAGCGACCGGTTGGACCCCTACCCGAGCATCGGTATTAAACGCGACCGAAATAAAAGAAGATGGCACGGCGAGCAATTCTCACTTCGTCTCAGCTGCCGTTGTTCCCGTAGTAGCGGGGGGCGCCTATAACTTTGTTGCATCCGTAAAGCGCGGGGTAGGAACTAGAGACGCAAGACTTAATATTACCTGGCCCAATGCGACCATAAGCCGCGCCTTCGTTAATTTGACAACCGGCGCCCTCAGCGGTGTGGACGGATCGACGCTTGCCTGGACTCCGACCGTTTCGGTTGATGGCGACTACTTTAGAGTGTCAGGGGCAGCAACGCCCGCGACTACGGGGACCGCTCAGATCGCAATTATGCTTGCGATTGGCGGAACCACGTCGAGCAGTTATAATGGCGATAATACTTCGACGATTCACGCGACGCGAATTCAACTCCAATCCACCCTAGCCGACCCCCAATACACCCCCACAGCGGATTTTCCAGCCTACCGCGGTTGGAACGGGCGCAGCGTTTTGCGGGTCGATGGGGGGGATGTGATGACGAGTGCGGCGACGTTGGCGGATATATTCCAGAACAATGCTAAGTTCGCAATGCTTATTCTTCGTCCGGCGGTAGCCGGAGCAAGCACCGGCATTCTTTACGGCACTGGCGAGTTTTGGGGCGCACGGACATCTGGAATAGCGGCGTTTGGGCAACTTAACTATGACGGCAATAGCGACTTCGTCACCATGCCAGCGGCGACGCTTGTTGTAAATAAACCATACCTGGTTACACTTGGTCACGACGGGGTAAACGCAACGATCGGGACGAACGGCGGTCCTTTAACCAGCGGCGCAAGCGGTAACACATCAAACATGACTGGCGCGCTTCGACTCGGCACGGACGGAGGGACCGGCTATTGGACAGGCGACCTAGCCGAACTAATCACCTGGAACCGGGCGCTGAGCGCAGCAGAAATAGATCGCTTCCAGCGGTGCAAGGCAAGGGAGCGGGGGGTGGATTTGCAATGATAGGCGATCCCCCTCGGCACGGCATTGCTTGGTGGCAGTGGCTTTACAGCGTTAGGGATGCGCTGAACGATGGTGTTCACACGGGCGATGTAAAAGCCACGATGCGAGCAACGGCACCGAGCGGCTGGTTGATTTGCGACGGAGCGGAGGTAAGCCGAACGACCTACGCGGATCTTTTCGCGGCAATTGGCACAGTGTGCGGCGTGGGCGACGGTTCAACGACGTTCAACCTTCCCGATGGCCGCAAACGTTGTTTGGTTGGAGTGGGCGCGGACGTCGCTCTCGGAAGCACTGGCGGGGCTTGGAACCATACGCACTCAGCCCCGGCGCACTATCACGCGATGGGCGCTGGTGCAGACTTGAACATAACGGCGTCGGGGGATCATTCTCACTCAACGACGATCGACCGGGCGGTTATTAACGATACGTTCGGCGCGACGCGATTGGGGCAAAGCACGGCGGCGTCTACGACGGCCACTTTCGCTACGGACTCCAAGACTCACACGCACGCAGCCGCTGCTTTTGCCGGCCGAATCGGCTTAGTGACGAACGGGGTGAATGGCAACGCGGCAATGACATCGGGGACGAATAACGCCCCGTATTTTGTGGGCAACTGGTTGATTAAAACATAGGGCATAACTCCCAAGCGAAGAAGCTCGAAAGGGTCCATCGTCGCCGGAGTGACAGAACAGGGATTTTTGTATGTCACTTCTCACGATGGTTCAGAATATCGCAGCCGACCAGGGCTTAACGCAGCCCACAGCGGTGCTGACCGATACCAGCCGAGACACGGTGCAGATGCTTCGAGCCATCTACCGCACCGGGCAAGACTTGCGGCGGCGGCACGACTGGCCGGAACTCATCGTGGAAGCCACCATTACCTTCGTAAACGGCACAGCAACCTACGCTTTTCCGTTAGACTTCGAGCGGGTGATTTTCGATACCCACTGGAACGAGGACGAAACAGACCGGGTTCTTTTCATGGGCCCCGTTGAATACGAACGCTACTTGCGCGGCGGGGCATCAACGGCGATTGGGCAGCGCTTCATCGCTATCGGCTCGGGCGCAAACCAATTGACCATCTACCCCACACCGGACGCAGGGAATGCCGGGCAAAAGGTATATTTCCTCTACATCTCCAACAAATGGACTTCGAGCGCGGGCACCGCAGCGGCAGCCTTTGCAGCGGATACCGCAACGAGCCTTATTGACGAGGCGCTCGTTGAACTCGGGGCGAAGTATCTATTCAAGCGGGAAAACAACCTACCAGGATGGGAACTCGATCGAAAGGACTACTTAGACGCCATCCCGGTTGCAGCAACGGCAAAATCTTCGGCGCGAACGCTTAGCCTCTGCGGCGGTAGGCGGCAGCGCTTTCTCAGTTTTGCAAACATCCCTGAAGGAAACTTTGGATAATGGCTACCGTTAGAGACATCGCATCACCCGAAAACCTCCGTAGTATGTCCTTCGACGACATGATGGGGCTTTACAACTACCTCAACAGCCAAGGGGAGGACGGGCAGAAGGCAGCGTCCTACATCCAGCAGAATTGGGCGACGATCCACCAGTATGACGAGGGGAAAGATGCGCAGCAGATTGCCGACCGGAACAATAACCCGATGTATCAGCTTGCGATGGGCGGCGGCGGGGCCGTGCTCGGTGGCGCTGGCATGGCAGGGGGCACAGCAGCGGCGAACGCTATATTTAGCGGAGGAGCAGCGGCCACAGTGCCGGCAGTGCCCGCAGTAGTCGGCTCAGGAGTGGTGGGCGGCGGCAGCGCTGGCGCCGCGGGGGCGGCAGGGGCGGGCGCAACCGGCACAGCGGGCATGGGAGCCTTGGGCCTCGGTGGGCTCGTTGCGGCTGGTGTTGCCGGCTCCATTGCCGGTAACGAGCTAGCCGAGAAATACGGCGGCGGAGAAAACGGGGCAGGCAGCGTAGCATATAACGCAGCGATGGCCCAAAACCCGATAAACCAAGTCTGGCAAGGCGCTGAAGACCTCGGGAATATCATGAGCGGAAAAGACATAAGCCTATCCACGCAGGTAGCAACCGCATGGCCAACGGGGGGTCTAAGCCTGCTTTATAATCCCGTATTTGGCCAAGGCGGCATGTTCGGCTCTAGCAAGGGCAAAGACCAGCTAGCCCGCGATGCCATCCGAAACGATCCCCGCATCCGGGAAGCCTTGGACCAGGATTACAACTTCACCTTTAGCGACGGCGGCAAGTTCAACTTCGGCATGGACGGCGGGGCAGAGCTAGAGAACCAGAACCCGACAAACGGCATGAGCGGGTTTCGACATTACTACGACGTTGATTGGTCTGATCCGAACGCCGGGGAGATGGTCGGCTCACTTGCCCCGCTCTCAAGCGCGATGGGCCTAGACGATAAGGCTGCTTCGGATTTTACCGGCTACCTCTACAACTCTGTAAACTCCGGCGGCGACCCCTCAAAACGACGAAGCGACCTCTATAACGCTATTTACGGCTCTGGCGACGCAGGTCGAAATAAGGCAGCCGAGACTGTTTGGGCAAGTTTCAACGCGGGGAACATCACCGCAGAACAAAGAAACTCGCAACTGGCCGACGTGGACGAGCAATACGGCTGGATAAACCCGAACCAGGGCAAAGGCGGCGTGCTCGAATACGGTGACGCCTACATCAAGCCCGGGGAAGAGAAAGACAGGAAGCGAGGCTAATGGCGGGAGCAGCACAGACATTCTATTGGCCTTGTCCGGACGGGGGAATCAACGTCGATCGTCTGTATGGCCGGGGAGAACTGAATGAGTGCCGGTTTATGGAAAACTGGATACCTCATCGTGGTTATCTGGCGCTTAGGAATGGGCTTGTGGATTGGACCACCGATGTGCCCGATAGTCATAGTTGGCTTCATACATACTACGGGGCTTCGGGCGCCCAGGTTGTTTGCTGTAGTGATAGCAAAATCTACCGCGCCGAGAACGGACATGCACTAGCGGACCTTACGGGCACGACCACTCCGACATCCCACGCGTGGATAGCCGCGCAGATAGGAACCACTATGGTGCTGGTAAATGGGGCCGACACCCCGCAGCAATACAACGGCACAACGGTGTCCGATGCTTCCTATACCGGCTCAGGGCTTACTCCTGCCAACCTCAAAGCTGTATGTCTATACCGGGATCGGCTCTACTTCGTCGGGGCGAATTTCGATCTCTGGTATGGCGGAAGTGCTGCCATCACGGGGGCCTTAACCAAGGTCGATCTTTCCTCCGTGTTTCAGCGGTCGGGCAGCCTATTTGCAATCGGGACTTGGTCAACGGATGACGGCGGCGGGCTCGACGACCGGCTGGTGCTCATGTCCGATCAGGGCGAGGCGGTAATATACACGGGAAGTTATCCGGGAGCCGATGAATGGTGCCGGATGGCTACATACATACTTCCGCCGCCCCGGGCCAAACGATGCTTTTATAACTACGGCGGTGAACTTTACTATATCGGAATCGGGAGTCTGGTCCCATTCTCCAGTCTTTTGGTAAATGCTACCTTTACGAACCTTACGGCGAAGCTCGGCGATATCAGCACAACCGAGAACTCGAACATGATCGTCGATCGAAGCAGAGAGTTTTTATATCTCAATTGCGGGGATGCTTACGTTTACGTGAGAAACCTTGAAACGGGTGCTTGGGGTTGTTTTAGTCCGTCCCCCATAGCTGCTAACGACTTTTCGCTTGCGCTTGGCGACGACGGCGAAATTGTGTTAGCCAGCAGCTACAACAACTTTACCAACTATCGGGTGAGTTGTTTTGGCGGATACTCTGGCACCGATCACGGGACAGCCTTCCTAGCTACCATTTACTCTGGGGTTAGTATCCTTGGTCGAGATTACGAGCGGCGCAAAGTAACCCTTGCGAAAACCTGGTTCCGCTTGGCTGGTCCGATTACCCTCTATCTAGATGTGCGCCCCGACTGGCGGGGTAGCGGCGCATTAGGACATAAGCACCTTACTTCCGCGAACGTGGACGCAGGAGTAATTGATTTTTGCTCAGCCACATTCGCTCCTTCCACCATCGGCCACATGTTTGACCTATACATAGCGGTAAACGGCGCGGCCTACTCTGACGGTAACTATTACCTCGGAACCATGGCGCAACATGTCGAGGCAGGCCCCCTATGATCCTCCTCAACCAAGATGAAACAGTCGCTCGGTTTGTAGCCTCAAGAATTCCCGGCTTCCGGCTGAGCACGGGAAAGGACTACCGCGCTATCGGCTTTCTTCGCGGCGGGAAGCTCGTTGCGGGCTGCATTCTGCACGATCACCGGGGCTTTGATGTTTCCGCCTCCGTCGCCGCCGAGGGCAAGGACTGGCCGGTAATAGAGATGCTTCGCTTCATCGCTCGCTTGGTCTTCCAGGATTGGGGCTGTAAACGGATGACGCTTCTCGTCTCGCAGAAGAACAAACGCGCCAGAGACTTCGCCCAGAAAGTAGGCTTCAAGGAGGAGGGCTGCTTGGAACTCGGTTTCGACGGCAAGCAGAACGGAATAGTTTACGGTATGACGCGGCGGAATTGCCGCTGGCTTAAGGAGGGCTAAATGGCCTTTACTGACTTAACGAAGGCTCAGAGAGATTTAGCTGCACAGGTGCAGAGCGGCGGTATTCAGCAGTGGCAGGCGGATAACGAGCTTAACCGGCTACGCGGGTTGAATGTCCAGCAAGCGCAATCCGACCTTACCAAGCAGGTGCAAAGCGGCGGCATCAACCAGGCACAGGCGGACGCTGAACTTGCTCGTTTAAACGGCCTCCGACCGGAGCAGTGGGGAGCAGAGGGGGCGGCAGGCGGCACCGGTTATCCTATCATTCAACCGGGCACGGGCGTTCATATCGGCCCAGGAGGCATACCTATTGCCCCGGCTACGAACGTCTCCACGCCAGAGGATGCAATCAGCACGCAGGAGCAATACGGGCGTTACAGCACCGAGCAGCAGCTTAACGCGAACCGGGTGAATGAGGTTAACTCCTACGGGTCATCGAGTTATAGCCGAGATCCCAACACAGGCGCGATGACCCGAACCTCTACGCTGTCCGGGCCACAGCAGCAAATGCTTGCCCAGCAGCAGGGTAGGGACTTGGCGCTCGGGCAAGTCTCAGATGCGCAGCTTAAGCTCTTTGGGCAGCAGGGGCCGTTTAGCTACAACTCTCTACCCCAGATTGCCGGGGGCGATGACTTGCTTGCCGAGCGGAGGCGAGTAGAGGAGCAGCTTTATTCCGACTTCGAGAAGCGCCAAGCTCCGATCTTCGAGCAGGAAAAGGCGCAGCTTCAGCAGTCCCTGGCTGACCGCGGCATTCCGCTTACCTCCGGTCGGGCACAGCAGGAACTCCAGGGTTTGGCCGATCGACAGGAGCAGACGAGAAGTGGAATCAGGACAGACGCCACGAAGCTCGGGCAGTCGGAATACTCGAATAACTTCAACACAAGTCTTGCCGGTAGGCAGCAGGGGGTGAGCGAGTATGACAAGAGCTACTACGCGCCGCTGACGACAATGGGAAGCCTACAAGGGCTTCAAGGCGGGATAACCAACCCGGAATTTTCGGCGATTACGAAGGTAGACGTGCCCTTGACCAACCCCGCGGCAATTGGGAGCACCTATCGCGGGCAGGACATTGAGAAATATCTCGGGGAGCTTGACGCTAACACGAGGATTAGGACAGCGCAGATCGGAGCGGACGCGGCTGGAGGCGACGACGAAGGCGCCTCCGACTTTATGGGCTTAGACATCAGCGGCTACACTGGAGGTGGCACTCAAAAACTCCTCGGATTGGAGGGGAAAGCGGACAACAGCATTAACTGGAGCGATCCGGATCAGGTGCGTGCCAAGGTGGCAAGTAGCGGATGGGGTAGCGGGTCGTTAACGCCGGGCGATCAGGCAAAAGCGGCGCAATTAAACCTTCCGCCGCCGCCAACCTCCAGCACCGGCAAGAACGGCACTAGCAACGTAGGCACATCTAAAAGCTATTTCGGAGTATAACTATGCCACCGTATGGATCTTCAGCATTAATTCAGGCGCTCCTCAACCGCGAGCAGGACTTGCGGCAAGAGTCGCCCTGGCTCGGCGCATCAAACAACCTCATGAAAACGCCGGTGCAGACCGAGCGCGGTTCGACTTGGGGAAACCTCGGGGCAAGTCTGGGGCAGGGACTTATCGCCGGGGCGCTCCGGGGGTATGGGAATCAGCAGATCGATCAGCAGATGCAGACGGACCAATACGACCTCGCAAACGGCGGTTCGGGGATGATGGGCGGACGGTATTCGCCCTACATGGTGGCGGATGCGCTGGCGAAGCGGGACCGAGAGGATGAGGTTACGAACACCTGGCTTAAGCAAGGTATGCGCTGGAATAAGGACAAAAGCGCGATAGAACCGCTTCCGGGCTACGCAGAAGCGCGATCTCCCAACCTGACCGATCCCCTTGGTAAGGCCGCTGTCTCCAAACTCCTCCAGGGAAACAACGAACTAAGCCCGGATGAAGCCGATTACCTGTCCGGGAACATGCAGGCACTCCGGCAGGCAAAAGAACTCCGCGGGCAAAACCTCGTTGAGGGCCGCTTCAACACCAAGATGGACTTCACGAAAGACCGCCTAGTGCTGCCAGGTCATATCCGGGTGAGTAATAAAACCCCAACCGATGCGGAATACAACAACTTTGCCAAAATCAACCAGGCAGGCGAGCGGATGAATCAGCTCCTTGACCAGTTTGCTCAGACGGGCGATCCGATGGCTTTTGCCGGGACCGACTCCCAAACTCAGGAAGCGCTGAAGATGGTGCTTGCGAATGAATACCGTATCCGGTTCGGACTAGGCGCACGGCTTGACGGCAGAATAGAGCAGCGGATGCTTACCAGCACCACTATCCCGACGATTCTTAGCAATCCGATTGAAGCGCTGTCGCAGTGGGCGAGGGGCGTTGACCCGAAACAGTTTTCAGCAGAACTGCGGGATGTGTTTAAACGCCAGCAGGCGATTTCCGCTTTGGACAGCCTCGGGCAGATACCGAGCAACGTGCCTTTTGGCATCTACCCGAAGGAATCGCTTGAGCGGGCGGG